TCTAATTTGACCTGTTTTATAATCAGCTCCATCTAATTTAATAATAGCATCAACTCTAAATCTTGCATCATATCCATTAATTATATCATTGTTATAATAATGTTTAAATAATTTATTTACAGTAGACGAAGCTGGTAAATTAAATTGCTGACTAAAAGGCGCAAATACTAGGCTTATATCTTTTATATTTTGTTGTGAATCGGTTAATGTAATAGCTTCATCTTTAAATAAATCAACTCTCACATTATTTATATATAATTCTAAATTCATTTATCTTATATTGTTAATTGTATCAAATGCAAATTGAATATCTATAGTGTAATTTATAACCCCATCTGTAACACTTGTTTTATAATTAAATGATTTAGATTCTATTGTTATCCCTAATGTTTTTTGCTCGTATTCAATCCATACCTTTTCACTTAAAAATAATTGTTCAAAGACTTTGTTGTTAGACTCTGGGTAAAAACCACTATTAAGTTTTAATCTTTGGTTACCATTTTTATTAAGTAATTTTATTTGTGGGTTATATGTATTATAACTTCCATTGTTTAAAATGTTGGATTTATATTTATCTTCATTTGTTCTTATGGATAGTTGTGAATTCTTAAAAAACCATATATCTTGATAAGCTCCAAACTTATTTATAAAGGTTAACTTGTAAGGAGTGTATTTACATTCTTCAATGTTTTCTATGTTCAATACTGTAACGCCCTCTACAGCGTTTATAATAACCTCATCAACTGGATATATAGTTTCGTTTCTTAAAAACTCTTGTATGCAAGGGTTATCTTCAAACGTACCTCCAGATGCTATTACTCTTTCTCTATAATTATCTACATCAGCAGAAGCTGTGCTAACATATTGTATTTGGTCTTGTATTTTTAATCCAGAAGTAGGTGTGAAAACATATATCTGCTCTCCTTTGTTAAGGAAAGCAACAGAGGTTGTGTTTTCGTTATCTATTGGAATCCTTAAGGCATCATCATCTGATTTTAATATAGTTGTGTTTGATTGTAAATAGCCTTGTAATAGTTGAGGGTTTGCTCCATCTTCAAAAAAACCATAACCATAAAAAGCTCTTATACCGAAAACTGGATTTAATAATGTTGGCACTCCTGTAATAAATTCTGTTATTCTATAATCTACATAAACAGTAGTATTATCATCTGCTGTAGATGATGAGTTTGGATATGTTCCATTAAATGCTGCTGGTATATAGTCCTTTATTAATTCTGCTATTTCAAAACTTATTGACTCATTTATAGCTGTAGTGGTTAATGTATATTGTGGATTCCCTTGCCAAGATGTTTCTGCACCACCTTCGTATATTCTTATTTCAAGCGTTGCGCTTGTTAAATTATTATTTTTGTAGTTTACGAAGTAAGGACTTCTTACGTTTATTTTACTCATTGTTGTTTTTTATTAAATCTATTATATCTTGCATAAAACTTTTTTTAATACCTTTTTTATATCTTTTAAAAGCAACATCAAAAGGTTTGGTAAAAAAAAGACTGGGTTTTATACCTTGTGCAAATATGCTTCGTTGTAGTATAAATCCTATTGTTCTATAATTACCTTTTTTAAATCTACCTTTTTCATCTCTTAATCTTATGTTCCTTTTTTTTGCCCAATCTGCTAATGGTTGCATTGGTGGTTTTTTAGTTTTATAACTATAAGGACTATCAGCACCTTTTTGTTTTCCGTTTTTTACTAAACTAGGGTCTGCACCTCTTACACCTCTATCTAAAAATGTTCCGTACTCATCCATAATAAAACTTAAAAAAAAACTATTATCCTTTTCTTGTAAATTATATTTAAGACTATTATAAAGGTTTTTACTTACATTTCTTTTTTGCTTTGTAAGGTTAGACCTTGATTGTTGTACTACATATTTACCAAATGCTTGTAATTCAGCCTTTATCTTATTTAACATATTGTCATTCCGTTAGGTATTTCTACATTAAATGAAATTGTCCAACCAGCTAATTTGTTTTCAAATCTGTCCGTAAATGGCTCAAAGGTTGCATCTCCTTGCAATTGATAAAGCTCTACATATAATGACCCTCTTCTTAATAATTCAATTAGTCTATTACCTACTGCAAGTTGTGTGTTAAATACATCTTGCTCATTGTTGTTTCCCCTAAACTCTTGTGGTATTCCTTCTGCAAAGTTTTTGTTTTCTTCTACTATATCCATACATAATAGAGATATACTAAAATTCCAAACACTCTCTTGTAATACTGCATTAGTTACCATAAAGTGTGATAAGGGAAATATAGTTTGTTTGTTTAAGTCTACATCAAATATATCTCCGTAGGTTACAGTGTTAACATATTGGTCTAATTGTAGGGTTTCTCTAATTTTATCTGATAGGTTATAAAAGCCTTGCATATTATTTAATTTTATTTTTTATTATTAATGATTCTAGTTCTGCTTTTTCCTTTTCAAATGCCAAATACATTAAACATTGATGTAAGGGAAGTTTTGCAACTTTTTTAAATCTTGTAACATCTCCTTGACTAAGGCAATATATTTCCGAATAGCCACTCCACTTTCTAGAGAAATTGCTCCTTGCATCTGTTCCTTCATTGCTTCCTCCTCCAAATAATTCGGCATATATTTCAGCAATACGCTCGTTAAATTGTAAAAAAAAACCATTGCACCCATTACTACATCTAAAGGAGCATCTTTCATTAGCTCACTATATTTGTGGCTACCCTCATATTCTTCTATTAAATACTTGTGTCCTTGTTTTTGTTTTATTGGTCTATAAAGCACAGCCATTGCCTTATTCATTGTTTCCCAATCTCTAATATAAGAAGTTATATCTTTATTTTCTCCATAGGTTATTTCATCTAAATTAGGTATAAAACCATACTCAACACCATACATTTTAAATGTAGGTATTATGTCTTGTTTTGTTTCAAACAATTTTGTGATATGTGTAACTAAATAATCTACATCTTTAGATTTTACTTTACCTAGTTTGTCTTGATTAATATTTAAAATACATTTTAATAAATCATCATTATTAGGTTCTTCAATTTTTAAATAATCTTGATAATCTTTTAATCTTACATCTCTTAATGTACTCGGTATTGTTACCTCAATTTGCATAAAGTCTTTTTTAATAAACAAAAAAGGAGCTACTTTGTATAAAGCAACTCCCTTTTCTAACTAATCAACAAATAATTATTTATAAGTATTATACATATGTAAGTATAATTCTTGTATTTTTTCTGACAATTTAATGTCTTGGTAATATGTTTCTTTTCCTATTTGTTCTTTACCAGATATATTAATATGTATTTTAACTTTTGATTTATATCCTTTACTTATAGGTTTTACATATATTTTTATTTTTTTTTTTAAACACCAACTGATAGCTGTCTGTATTTTTTTATGCATTAAGCAAAGCTAGGATAAATATTATCCCTAACCAAGCTACCATTGATGAAATCATTATGCCTTCGTACTTTTTATTTGTTTTCATAATTTTTTTTTGAATTGTTTATATTTTTCTTTGATATGTTTATCTTCTTTTTCTATGGCTTGTACACATAACTCATATAGTGATGGAATATCTTTTAACAATTCCCTTGCATCTATTTCTAAATGCACATAGCCTTCTTTTGGGTTTAGCGTAGTTGCTTCAATGTTTACTATTCCGTGGTCTGCCCACAAAGTTGTTGTAGTGTTTATAAATATACTCATAGTTAAAAATGTTTGAATGTTTCTGGTTCTTTTAATTTTTCTTGTAATTCTTTAGCTTCTAAATGATAATTAATACTTTCTTGTACTATATCCCATAAAGTCCAGTAAGCAAGTTCTGTAATATTTTTTGCTGTTGTACCTGTTTGTTCCATAAAAAAATCTGTACAACCTTCTTTCATACATATTCGCCAACAATCATAATAGTAAATTATTTGATTTTCTATTTGTTCGTGTATAAATTGTTGCATATCATCTGTTATGTCTTCCTCATCCTCAAATTCTGAATCTTCTATAAATTCACCCATTGAATCTTTTAAATCACTTATAAAATCATATTTATTAAATTCTATCATTGTTTTGTTTTTTAGTAATTAATAATATATAAATATAATCAAAAATGTTTATAACTCAAAATAAAATGATAAAAGTTTTGTAATTAATATATAAAGTAATCTCCTCGTGTTGGATTCTCTAACTGATAAGATACAGCATAACGTATAGCATCTATGCAATGATTGTATTTATCTATTGGTGTTTGTGATTTCTTTTCTAACCAAGAGTAATTATTTAACTCTTTAATTAATTCAATACTATTTGGGTCAATAATTAAATCATAATCTTGTAATAAGGATATTCCAAATACTACACTACCTTGACCTTTAATAGCTGGCAACATATTACAGGTTCTTGCTAACTCATTTATAAGTCTTGGCTCTGCACTATCTCCAATAATTAGATTATCTTTTGCAAATTTTATATTTAATACATTAATTTCAGACGTTGTAAGACCAGGTTGGCAAAAATGTAATTTAATATATATCTTTCTATTGTTCTTATCTATACTTGTCTCTAATAGTGTTGTAGGGTCATTACTAAATCCATAATCTTGTCCAAATACAGACTTGCTTATTTCTTTAAACTCTCCTATTGTCCAGTTGTTAAAAATAACACCTTCAGCTTTTTCTAGCCAACCTCCTAATATTTGATGTTTATATTTAGAAGGTCTATTTATTTTCATTTGCTCTACTTGTGATATATAACTATCAGATAAGAACTCTAAATTATCTTTATAAGTAGAATGCATATAAGTAACATCATTTTTAGTTGTACAAATACCTTCTTTAACTCCTCTGTTTTGAAAAAACCTTTGGTATATCCAATGTTCTTTTGTAGCTGGATTTAATATTAATATAACTCTATTGTCAGTAAGCTTATCCCTTACAGATAAATCTATCTTATCAAATATATTTTCATCAACTAACTCTTCTGCCTCATCCATAACCCAAGTAGTTATCCCTTGTAATGATTTAAGATTAGCTGTTTGGTCTCCTGATGAGGTTTTAATTCCCCTGAATAGTATTTTAGAACCATTAGAGATGTTTATTATTTCATCTTTAGTTATCTTAAACAAATGCATGATTTCCATTTTTTCCAGCTTTTCTTTAAACTCTGGTATAATAGATATTGATGCAGAACGTAATGTATATCTTGTAAAAAGAATAGTTTGGTTTGGTGTTAAGATTAAATATACTAAAGCACCAGCAACAGCATAAGATTTTCCTGAACCTCTTCCACCTGTGTATATAAAATATCTTGAATCTACTTTATTAAAAGGTAGAAACTTATGTCCTATGTTTAAGTCCTTCAATTATTTCTTTAAAGTCAATATTAATATTTTCCGATGTTGTTAAGTCTAATGAATCTTTGGGGTTACCATAACCACTATCCATTAATGCTTTATAAGCTCCTACATCTCCTTTACGTGCTTTGTTAATTAAAGCAAGGGTCATTATATCTTCTTGTGAAAGATTTTCACTCTCACTTGTTAGTGGGTTCTTATACTCTTGATTAGTAGATAGCCATTTTTTAGCTACTGTGCTTCGATTTAAGCTACCTTTAGGTCTTCCATTAGGGTTACCGCTCTCTCCTTTTTTAAAAGGCTTTAAATTGTCTAGTTTGCTCATTGTTATTTCACTGTATTTATATAATCTTTTAATTCTTTTTTTGCTTCCCAGCCTAATAATTCTTTGGTATCATTTTCAATAGTAGGCGAACAAAATCTTTCTCCTTTTCTTTCATCTACAAATCTCCAATCTTGATTAAACATATTAGCTACTTGTATTATGCTATATGCTTTTGGGTTTTGAAAATACCATTCGTGATTACTATTATATTGAACTGCCTTAACAACACCACTAACGACATCATCCACGTGTGTAAAGCATCTTGATTGCACACCTGGTTTTACGACAGATAATGTTTCTCTTTTTAATATCTGATTTTCAAATATACCTATTACAGTAGCATAATTTCCTGTTGTTATTTGGTATTTGCCATACACATTAAAGAAATAGCATATTTCATAAGACAAGCCATACCATTTATTATAATTCTTTATTAATTCTACTGCCTTTGATTTAGTCCAAGCATAAGGACTTAAGTTTTCTTTATCTCCAAATTTAGAAGATGATGCAGAATAAATTAACTTTATATCTTTTTTATTGCAATATTCTATTACCTTACTTGTTCCATAAAGATTTGTTTTCATTACATAATCAATATCATCAAACGATGTGCTTATTCTAGAGTATTCACCAAAATGAAATAACGTGTCAATATATCTTTCTTCATATAATAACTTATCTATATCCCAAGTATTACCTTGTATATAACAAACATTTGCAACCATATTCCTTTTCTCTCCTGTATAAAAATTATCTATAACAAATATGTTTTTTGCTTCTACTATATTATTATTTATTAAGTTGTTTATTAAATTAGTACCTATAAACCCAGCACCCCCAGTGATTACTATTTTTTTCATTTATTATCTTTATAAAAGTTTTTAAGTGATTCGTCTTTTATTTCCTTTACTTGTGTTAATTTTAAATTATGTTTTCTTTCTTTTATTTTATTCCAATCAATATCTTTTCTTCTAATTAAACCATGTTTAAAATGTCCAGTCCAATCCACATAATGATGAGGTCTATTAAATCGTATTATGGTTTTGCAATATTGTGGCCATATTTCTTCTAAACTCCTTGCCTTTAGTACTTTCTTTTCATATGCGTTTCCTTTATATAACTCATCTTGATTACCACCTTTCATTTTAGCAACTGTGCTAGTTTTGTCTATAGTAAAAGCGTTAAATGACACAACACAATATCCCTTACTTAATACTTGCAAACATAAGTCCACATCTTCATTATATTTTAACCTCCACCTATAAGGCATATCATTTTTCATAAGCATTGCACTATATGAATGCGTGTTTAAATAAAATGGTTTTTTGTCCGAGCCACCAGGCACAACAAATGTTGAATAATTAAAGCCTGTTATTCCTATGTTAGTATATCTGTCTGTAAATTCTTCTAAAATACTTAAAGCTTTGTTTGAGTTACATGGTATTTTTTTACCTTTTAATACTCTTCTTATTCTAGATATGTTATCATCAAAAACCCAATGTCTATCGTGTCCGTTTTCAATACTATTTTCCCAACAAAAATTCCTAGCTGGATAAGAACCTACACCTAAATTAGAAAAAGGTAGAGCAAGTACATATTTTTTACCAATTGATTCACAATACTTTTCATATTCTTGTGGCTCAACTACTATTTTAAAATCAGTACCATCCTTTTTAAAAAACTTTGCTGTTAGTGGATTTTCCCACCTTCCTTTAGATATTATATATACTGGATATTTATTCATAAGACAAAGCGTTTAGGTCTTGTCTTTCTTTAAATGGATAATTTGCACTCCATGTCCTTCCGCCTTCTTTTTGTGCTAAAAATTTTAACTTATGTTCTTCTACATATTTATCTCTATCCTTTTCATTTAAGAAATTAATAATAACTTTATATGGTTCTTCCTTGGATTCAAATTCTGGCATCCCTACCCATTCAGAATACTCGTCTCCTTTATTTACCATGGCAATTACATCATCTGCATTTTGCCAAACATCTAAACCCCAGTCCTCTAGCTCAGCAGAGTTCCATTCGTTGCTCAACATATCCCATTCCCATTCGCCAAAGTTTACATTGTCTTTTATTATAAACTCATTTTTTTGTTCTTCTGTCCATCCTTCTGCTGTATCTATCCACACTTCTTTTAAACCAGCATCAAGAGAAGCCTTTAATCTCATATTGCCACCTAAAACAATATTGTTATCATCAACAACAATAGGTCTTTTCTCCAACATTTCTGGAAATTCTTTTATACTCTTTACTAATTTACGGAATTTATTATCCTTTATTATTCTAGGATTTGCTTTGTTTGGTCTTACTTCTTTTATGGATACCTTTTTTCTCATATCTTTTTTAATAAACAGTTATATTAATTATTTGTTAATTGTTAATTGCTTCATTCAACAAATCAAATTGTTGTTGCTTTAACTTTTTGGTTAGCTTTTTACATTTTAAATATGCATAATACGAGTCAGTATCATATTCTTTTATCTCTGGATATATTTTATTTATACTATGCATTACATTAGCGTGACTAAACCCTAAAGATGCTCCAATTTTTTCTAATGAGTTATTTGTTTGTTCCTTACATAACTTATAATATAAAGCTCTTGCAAAAAGATATTCTCTCTTTCTTGACCTTACTGTTAAACATAGTTTGGTTTCTTGCTCTATTACACATTTAATAGTTTCCATTATCATAATTCTTTATTTTTATTTGAGTTTTATTTTTATCTATTATTTTTATAACATTGGTTAATACACTAAACTTTATCCATTCCATTGCTTTATATATACCAGCACATTCCAAATACAATTCTTTGTCTTGGTATTCATATAGCATAAATTCTATGTCATCTATAGACAATCCGTTTTGAAATTCATATAGTGTTAAATCGTGATACTCTCTTATAATTTTATTTTTTAATCCTTTACTCAAGTTATGTTTTGTCTTTTATTAAAACCCCATTCCTTTTTGCTTTAGGTATTCTTTTTTCTTCTATAAATCTTTCTGTTTGCTTTTTTTTAATAGCTTTTTCTTTGTTGTTTGGTTTGTTTTTTTTTAATGGTTTAAATTGTCTCATTCTGTTCTTAATTTAAGCAAGTTATAACATTGTATATATTTTAATTTTGCTTTTTGTTTGTATATTTTTCTAAATAGTTCGTATGTGTTTTTAGTGAATTGGTAATGTGTTTTACATTCTTTAAATAATTTCTTAGCATATGCCTTACCATAACCTTTACAGTAGTTTACATTGTCTGCACTATCTCCTACTATCATTTGTTCATAGAAGTTATATAATGCTTGACCTTTACTAATATCATATATACATTTATGTTTGTAATGATAATTATATATTAAAGCTGGAAATTGCTTATAGTCTTTGTCAATAGAAACTATTATTACATTATCTCTACCAAATTCATTTGATAATTTATACCAATACTTTGCTACAATATCATCCGTTTCCATTCCATATGCCTTTTTGCTGTCATATAAAACAGTAACCAATTCGTGCATCTCATTTAATAATGGAGGTAAGTCTAAATTATTTCTATTAGCTTTGTATTTTTTATCTAATACTTTTCTAAAATTACCACGACTATTATTAAATAATATATATTCCTTCACTTCATAATTATCTTCTAGTGTATTAGCAATGGACATAAATATTTCATCAAATTTTCCAATAGCTTCTTCTATAGTCTCTACATTACAACAAGAAGAATAAACCAAACTGTCTGCATCAAATAAAACTATCATAAATCTTCTATTATATCGTTAGCTTGTTCCTCTAAATTTTCAATAACATCTTGACCTAATATATCTATAATGTCTTGTCCTCCACATAGCACTTGATAACAATCAAAATAACTACTAAAGCTTGGATACTCATAACTACCATTTTGTCCTTTGTTAAATTCTCCTACAACAACCAATACTATGTCATCATATTCTACTGTTACTTCTTTTTTCATTGTTTTATTATTTAGAGTTAAAATTTTCTTTATATAAATCATCAAATAAATCTGTTGGACAGTTTAATGATTGTAATAATTTAACATATTCTAAATAATTTTCTTGTAATGGATTTAAATTTTCTTTATTTTTCATTGTTTTATTTTTATAATAAATAAATATAAACAATTTTGTTTATAAAAAAAAATTATTCTTTATAATCTTTTGTGGCTTTGGTTAAAAAATCATCTACTCCATCAAGCCTTGTGGATAGTTTTTGTATTGCTACATATAAAGTTGCTACAGTTTTTTCTAATATTTTAAATCTTTCCTTAGTTGTAAATTCTTTGCGTTTCATAAATTCATTAATTCATTAATAACTGTATGCCCTCCTAATACCACAGCACATGCTATATTAGGTTTTTTCCCTCTCTTAGCGTAAGCCATTGCATAAGCAGAGGCATCAATACCACAACCTATTTGTGTTCCAAACACTTTAAAGTTTTGCCCTACGTACCACTCTGTGTAACATTGTGTATGTAAGTGACCTTGTATTGTAGATTGCATATCAGCTCTACATTTCATACGTGCAGTCCCAGCTTCTCCATGTATGTATTGCACTCCATCAATAACAACTCTATCTACAAAATTCCAATTAGGAGTTTCTAAAACTTCTTTATATGCTTTAATCCATTTCTTAGGTACTGCACTTGTTTGTGCCTTTCTCATAATTAGCCTATCATGGTTTCCTATTGTAACGTGTGCTTTAGGAAATGCTTCATACCATTTAGCTATTTTATTTATTGCAAGTTCCAACTCTTGACCACCACCCATACCATCTGCATCTGACTCGTGGTAACTGCTATAATGATTGTCAATTACATCTCCAATAAAAACAACTCTATTACAATTATACTTTGCATATGTTTCTTGACAATGTTTTAAATAACCATCTAAACAAAATGGCTCGTGCAAATCCCCAATTGCTAAAACTCTCGTTTCTTTTTTAGTTATATTTTCAAATGCTGTTTTTTTATTCCCGTTAAGTCTTGGTCTAATTTCCATATGCATTGTATAAAGATTTTAATTCATTAGTTATAGAACGTATACAACTGCCACAAGATGTCATTTGTTTATTATCATGAAAAACTCTGTTGTATATTTTTAATAAATCTTTTTGTTCGCCTGGTGTTACAGAACTTGATTTTTTATCAAACCAATATTTTAAATAATTGTATTCACTTTCGTTTAAACATTCTGGTTTTTTTCTGCGTTTAGGAAAAAGTTTATTTAATTTTTCTTGTCTTTCATCACAACCACAATCCTCTCCAAACATCCATTTTACAAGTTTTTTTATTCCTGTTGCTTTTGTAAATTTTTCTATTTGGTCACCAAGACCTTCCACTTTTTTTTTCATATTTTTAATTTATTAATATTCCAGTTTTCACCTATTTTATTTAAAGTACTTTTTAAGGTAGAAGATACAACATGCCATTTTCCAGCAAAAAAATATTTTTCCACATTACAATCATATAACGGTATGTCCTTAGTTTCGTCCGTAAAATTATGTGTTACAAATAAAACTATACTTTTATGAGTATGCCAACTATTACATATTCTTTCTAAAACTAATCTTTGACCAGTTGGTAAATCATTTTTAATTTTCTTTACCTCTATTAATATTAATGCTTCATTGTTAAATTCCAATACCGCATCTATATCTGTCGGATGTATTTTACCATTTTGTATTCCAGTAAAATCAATCCCTTGTTTAGTTTGGTTACTATTTCTTATTAAACTTTTCATATTAAATCATAATCTTCATTTTTATAATCCTCATAATCTTCTCCAAATTTATCTCTCATAATATTTTTACCTTTTTTTAAAGTATGAAATATATTTACAAAACTTATTTTTGTGTCTTTAGCCATACCTCTTATACTTAAATGAGTATCACGATATATCTCAAAAATACCTACATCATAAAAATGCCAGTTTTTTAATTCCATATCCATTTTATCACACAATTTAGCATATGCTTGTTCTTTATCCATCTCATCCTTTATGGTTAATTTATCTATATCTTCATCTAATATTTCGCTAAAATTATTATCCTTGTAAAACTCTTCTATTTGTATTTTATTTATTTTACTTTTTTGTCTCATAAATTCTATAAAAATAGAATAGATAACTAAATAAATATATCTACTATTAACCTTACCATTAATTATGGTTTTTTTTGCATTTGCATATTTATTAATTTTAAGATACATCTCTTGTACAATATCTTCTGAATAATCTCCAGCACCTAATTTTTGTGCTAACTTTATCCAATACGTGTGCTTTTCAGCAACTTTATTTAACCAATTTTCCATATTAAAAACTTACACCATCTAGTGGATTGTATAAATTACCAATTATTTCTGGTAATCCAACATTATTTACTTTAAAACTAAATGTATCAAAGGCATAACCTCTACTTCTTTTACATTTAACTGTTATCCAATCTTTGTTTACTGTGTTTGTTTCTAATTGTATTTGTGTTTCTGTTTTCTTCTCTAATAAACTACCTAAATGTCCTGTTGGCTTGTCTGAACCAAAGTTGCTATGTATTACGGTTATAATATGGCATGAAAATTTTTGTGACCATTCCATTATTTTTTGTACAACATTATTACTTTGCTCTAAATCATTTACATCTGACACTAAATCTGCAATGCCATCAATAACAACCAACCCAACTTTATCTTTTTCTATTTTTTCTTTTAAGTAGTATTCTATAAATTCTATCCTGTGTTTAAAACCTACTGTACGTAATCCAAATGTATGATAACAACCTACATCATTACCACCATTCATGTCTACTACTCTACGAAAAACCCTTTGTGCATGAAACTTACCTTGTTCTGTGTCAAAGTGTATTAGACATTTATTATCTCTATGCCCTTTTAAATCTCCACCAAACTTATTAGACCCTCCTAAATAAACAGAGGCTAATAAACTTATAAAAAATGTTTTCATTGTTTTAGGTGGAGCTTGGACAAAACTAAAATTACCATAAGTTCCTATTGGAATTGGTAATGTTTTTGTTCCTTTTAAAGATGTTATGGTTGTCTCACCCATTGAAATTGCTACTGGAGGATATTCAACTATATCTGTTGTGTTAATAATGCACTCTTCCTCAAGGAGTTGCATATATAATCTTGTTTCATCTGTCATAAAAAAAGGGGGTAATTAACCCCCATATATTAAAAAGGTAAATCTGTATTGCTTTCTGTTGTTTGTGGTTCTTTATTTTCTTGCTGTTCTGCTTTAACACAACTTCCATCAGTCCAAATTACTCTACCATTACCTAAATAGTTTTTAGGTTTTTTAGCCTCTCTTTCTTCTTGTGTTTGTGAATCATAAGCAGTTACGTTTTGTCCAAATTGGTTAGTGTCATCATTTACGCTAATTATAAAATTATAATAAACTCCCTTTTTTCCTTTTACAAATTTTTCTTTTGGTAAATTTTCAACATTGATATTTACATTTAATAGTGCACTCATAGTTTTTGTTTTAAAATTAATAATTATTGTTTAATTGTTTTTATTTTTTTTTTAAAATCTTCTGATTCATCCTCGCCAAATACTCCAAGTTCGTAAAACCCTGTTAATTTAAGTACTGCTCTGGATAAAGCTCTTTTTTCAGCCATTTCTGCTACATACCAAGTGTTACAATTCCCATCTTTAAATGAACCACCCTTTAATGCAGAGCCAAAAGTTTCTATTTTTGCTGTAGAACCTTGCGCGCCTATTCTAGCGTTTGCTTTAAATACTGCAAAGTTTGTTTCACATTTAATAACATCATAATTTATTATAATGTTTTCACTGGCTTGTATTTTTTCGATACCTTGCCTTGTTATAATTACATAATGTTGATGCTTATATACATCATCCTTTGTTAGTTCGTACTTTTTGTACAAGTCTAATAGTTTTTCTCTATTCATTTGTTTTTGTTTTTAATCGTTTCATTTTTCTGTATTTTTCTACATAATAGGATTGGTTATCAATCACAATTTTAGATTCTTTTATAAATTTATGCAATTTTTTTCCGTTAAAATAATGAGAAGGGTAATAAATATTACCATCTATTGTATATGTTTTTAAAGGATTAAATATGCCTTTTACTTTTTTAACTATTTTTTTCATTTAACAAATGTTTTCTTATTTCTTGTTTGATATTACTGTTAGTTAATCTTAATTCTCTATTTTCTATGTGCATTGAATTAATATAAAAATACATTTCACTTAATGCTTTCATATATTTATCAGTTTCTTTAGGTTTAGTTTTATTAAACTCTAACAATAAGTTAGCAAGTATCTCATAGTTAGTATGAAAGTTAATCTCTAGTAGTGTCATTTAATAATTCTTTTATTACAATTTGCTTATATAATTCTGGACAATTTTTGTCACATAGCTCAAATATAAAAGTTTCTAATTGAAAAATTTTTTTATCTTTTATAGCAACCTCTTTTTGCAATGCATCAATTTGCATATTTTTAAAAGTGTATAAGTCTTTAACTGTTTCGTGTACTGGTTCGTTTTTCATTTTTTTTATTTTAAAATTCACATTCTTGGTCATCTGCCCATTCACAAGCTAAATCATATATATTGTCGTCATATTCTTGCACAAAATCTGCAAAATTATTAAACCAATCTATTACTAATTGTTTATCTTTTATTTTATATCTCATTTTATAAATTGCTAAAGTTATTAATTTCTATTCTTACACCAGAACCATTACGTTTTTCTAGTATACATTTGTTAAATAAAGAATATCTAAATGCTTTAAAATAGTCTGTCTCTTTAATTTGGTCGCCTTGTTGGGTTGTTATTATATAATACATATTATTTATTTTTTATAGCCTTAATAACTATTTTTAAAGTTTTGTTATTTTCTTTGCTAGGTTCTTTTTGTAGGCATGCATAATGAAACCATAAATCCTGTAAAGACCATTTTGAGTAAAAAATTAAAGAATTAATTTCTGAAGTAAAAGTATTTTCCATTGTTTTGTTGTTTAAGATATATAAATATAATCAAAATTGTTTATAAAAAAAAATTAATTATAGGTATTTACAAAAAAAAAGGGATTCTATAGTGCTCGTTAATCAAAACAAGTCATCTATAAAACCCCTTAAAAACAAAACAAAACAAGATTTATTTTAAGTTAGCTAATAATTTATTGTAATAGTCAATCATATCCAATAATTGAAAATCACTATATTTTGTAATTTCTCTACTTTTACTTTGTAATTCCAATGCAGTGCCTTTACCATATGCCTGCTCTAAATACAATCCATATTTATATTGCTCTCCATATCTCATAACATTACAACTGTAACACTGCACTTGTACATTAGTAACATCCCAACGTGTTGCATAATGCTTTCTACTCATGAAGTGCCCAGCTTGTAACTTCTTATAATGTGCTTTGTTTCCACAAGTTACACATTCAGCAATTTCATTTATAGCAAATCTTCTTCTAATAAATTGGCTAAATACTGTATCAAGTTTTTTTACAATTGTTTTTCTTGATGCTTTTTTAGGCATTATATTATTTCGTTATCTATTTGCTGAATTAAATAACGTAAATCTTCTTTAGTAAATTTACCTTCTATACTATCTTTATATGTAGAAAGTTTCAGTTCATAAAATTCAGATTGGTCTTTATACCTACTTATTTTTACAGAAATATTCATACTCAAATATATGTTAATTTAAATTAATTAACAAAAAAACTAAATAATTATTTTTTATACTCAGGTAATTGTAATAAATTTAAAATTTTAATATTTAAAAAAATATATAAAAAGATATATATAAATGTAATAATAATGAGTTTGGGGAGTTTTCTTTATTTCTTGATTTTTTGATACTTTTCAAATCCTCTACTTCCAAAATAAGCACCAATTATTAATGATAACAATCCTGTAATATTTTCCAAAGGGTAATTAAGATACCAACCTATTACATAAGCAATAGAAAAAAATATTAATGTTAATGGTCTAACGTTTTTAGACAACCAAGAATCAGATGTCATATCGGATGACCATCTTTTACTTACTTCTTGCATTTCAATTAAATCGATTTCAAGCAGTTTTAAAGCCTTTTCTTTATTTTCTGGTGGTAATACATCATCTTTATCTATAAGTCCTTTAACGATACCTAAAACACCGCTAGAAGGTAAGACATCTCCAAGCGTACCAACTATGCCAGAACCATTGTTAATAAGAAATTGTCCTACTTTTGTGTCTTTAAACTTCTTCGCCATCATTCCATTTTAAATGTAGACATATAAATATTAAATATATATTTAACTCTGTATGGTCTTCGTCGTCTAATGCTGGATAGTATTCCCACCCTATCATTAAACCTCTTTCGATTAAGTTGCTAAATCCTAATATCATAACTTATTTTTTTTTCTATAATCCCACCTAGCCTTAGTACCTCGTATATCATAATGCACAAATGAGTCGTATAACCCTAAACCACCTTGTAGCATATCTCCGTTTTCTATCAATAACTCTATTGTTGTATGTACAGCAATTGTATCTAAGCCTTTAATAACTATATCTGCTGCTCTACCCATTATATGCTGAGAATCTTTAACACCACCTATTGATGCATTGTACTCTTCACTTCTCCATGCTGAATTAATTTGTATTGGTTTACCTATATAGTTTCTTAAAGCTTGTAATTGATTAGCAACCTTAACCATATTATGATAAATATTTATAGGCATTTCACTACCATCATTACAATCAAACTCTTCTTTAGTAAAGTTTTTTGTCATCTATTATATTTTAAAGTTAATACCAGCTTTAATTGTTTTTAGCTCTCTATCCCAATACCTTTGATTAGTTATTTCTGCAAATAATCCAAGCTTTTTGTTAAGTTTAACACCAAACACTCCACCAAAAGAATAGTCTAGCCAATTATCTTTACCTATAAAGTTTCCGTAAGAATATCTTTCATCTCCTTCTAATAGTTTATGATGAGGTAAAGCGTTTGCATAAGCATGAATCCAGAAGTTCTGTCTGTAGTGATAGAAATCTAAACCTATTACACTTGATAAATCTGCAAAATCTCCAATTAATGCTAATTGTTCTTTATTGTACATATTAACTAATTGACCATAAATATTATTTCTATAATCTAAATCAGAGTTGCTTATTAATTCTCCATCATCATTATACCAAAAATAATTATATCCAGTTTCTCCAGTAATTACGTTAGTCCACTCATAAGGAACGTCTGTATGACCATAATTATAGCTTAAATTCCACCAAGCATTTTCTTCTAAATACTTTTGTATTGGATTATGACCATACGCTTTGTTATAAGTTCTATACATAGCTCCAATAGAAAAGGATAGTTTTTTACCTAGTGGTATTCTAAAGCGCAAATCAGCAGATTTATAATCTATATCTACTAATTCGTTTTTGTTGTATTCTGCTTTTACAAGCCACCATTTAGCCAGATATCTTACAAATAGTTGTTTATTCTTAAACTCTCTACCTTGTTGTCTCCCATCTTGGTATTCAAATAAGTATTCTAAACCTTTTACGTTTCCTATATTAGAATTTAAAGAATTGTTTTGTTCTTCTCCATCATAAAACCTGTCTTTATCTTCATAGCCAAAGTGTGCTAATTTTCTAAATCCAAATGTTTTTATTTCATCAGCTGGGTTTCTAACTGTAGTTTCAAATAGTTCTGATTCTTGAGATACATAAAAAGTTTTATCTCCCTGGATAGAATTGCTCTGGCTATATGCACCATATAAAGTAGCGTATTTAAATACATCTTTAAAGATATCTGCTTGAGCGTTTAATGTAAATAGTAATAATAGTAAGTATTTCATAGTTTAAAATTTGTCTTGTAGTAGTTTGTCTATGTGTTCTTGAATTCTTTCTGTTGTGCTGTTTGGTAGTTTCATTGATAAACCAGCTTCTATCTTTTCTATTAACTCTCCGTTGTTATATAAACAAATAGTAGGTAAATAGATAATCTTATCTTTTGCGTGAATGTCTTTGCTTTTTGCTAAATAAAAAGTATTAATGTTATGCTCTTTAAAAGGCTTTAAAGAGAAATCATCATTCTTAATAAACTCGGCTGTATATAAAACCACACTAATGTCATCCTTATAGGATTGACTAACAGTTACAGTTGATACAAAAAGGGCAAATATTACACATATTTTATTTTTTAGATATTTCATATAATCTCATTTCTAATAGTTTCAAGGTTTCTTTCATTTCTTGCACATCTTCTTGAGTCGTAATAATAGCTTCTCGTATGATCTGGTCTTTATACTGAAACTCGGTAGAGGTAACCTCTGGAGCTGGAAGAGTCATTGCTTTGGCAATGTCAGCTTGTAAAACAAAATACATGCTTGATAATGAAACAGCAAAACCTACTATCATCCCTATCGTTTTTAAATCTAATGTTACGTTTGTATTTTCTCCGATCTTGGTCATTTATTTCTTTTTAAAAGCATCATAACAAATAGCAATAGCTTGATCTTTTTTGTGATAAGGCGTTAACATAGGAACGCAACGGATCATGAAGTCGCTTTGCTTTTCTGCTGGTTTAGGCTTTGGTATTGGCATATTACATTTTATTGTCTTGGTACAAAACTCCAAAGAATCCGTGTACTCCTTCAGTTGATAAACTAATAGCTTTAGATTTCCATCCGTGTGGGTGGTCAATAGTTACATTGCCATCTTCATCAGTTTCTTCTAAATCTTTCCATAGTACATCAACAGAATATTTGTCGGATAATACTGGTGCTTTAGTTTCTTTTCCTTCTGCATCATACTCTCCTTGCTCTAATACTATAAAGCCAAGTTTAACTATGGTGTGTTTGTGAGTAGGATAGTCGTTACCATCTTCATCTTTTGCGTGTGGTAAAGCAGCTATTTTAGATAAAGCACTTGCTTCATCATTGAATTCATATTTTGAAATTTTCATATTATAAAGTTGTTAATGTTTGTAATTGTGCATCTGTTAATGCTTCGTTATATACTCTTATGTCTTTGCAGTTTCCATAAAAGACATTAAACCCTGTTGCTAAATTGAATGAAACTTGACTTAACCCTGTTAAAGATAAAGTTGCTGTTCTTGTACCTACCTCTATTCCGTTTACCCAGAAAGCAATATCCCCACTTTTATATTTGAAAGCGCATTTGTTAGTTCCCTGAATAGCAACACCACCAGATATAGAGGAAATTCCATTTACAAAAGCTCTTAAATCGTTATTTGCATCGAAAAATATATTTACTCTATCAGATATTGCTGAATTTGACAATGTAATATACCTATTTGTTCCAGAAAGTTCTCCACTTAACTCTGCATACAAAACACCTTCTGAATCGTTAAACGTAGCAGCAGTTCCAGCACCAAAGCAAGTTTCAGCAGCTCTTGTAACTCCTCCTGATTGTCCACTAGTAGGAATGTATGAGGTAGCGAAGGATAAAGTTTCATTTTGACAATATTGTATGTAAATTCCAGAAACTCCATCTCCTGTATATGTGCTACTTGAACCATCGTTACTTACGCAAACTCTCAATGAAGTATTTGTCATTGTTGCTGTATATATGCATCTCCACCATCCATCAGGCATTGATTCCATAGAAGCTGTAACCCCTGTTCCTATACTAACAACAGTTCCGTTAACTAAATCATAGTGAGTTCTAAATACACCAGATTGATTTAACATCAAAAAATTTCTTTCATCTGCTTTTGCATATATAGTAACTGTTTGCTCTGACCCTGCTGTTAAACTACTTGGTAATTGTACAAAATGCTGACCTGTAGATGTATCTTCAGTCATTTTCCAAGCATTTAATCCACCACTAACACCACTTTGATTGTCTTGTAACGTAACTGCATTAGTTGACCAACTTGTGTTAAATTGATTAGATTGAATTATTAAGTTGGTAGAAGCAGGTTCTAACAAAAGCGAAGGGCAAGATTGTACTACTCCATTTGATATATCGTAGTTTAGTCTTGGTTGGTCGCCTTGTATTTCTCTTGCTATAAATTCAGTAATTTGGGTGTCAGTAAATGAACTATTTGCAAAAAAACCAATATGTGAATAATTTGAAGTAGCAGTAAATTTAATAGAATTTGAGCCAGATGTTGGATTTGTTAAAACAACTTGTGCGCTTGTTAAACTTGTGTTTGGAGAAATTCTTACCTGCGCAGTTATATTTTGAGAAGATGTAAATTTTAATTCATATGTTTTTCCGCTTGTAAATGTTGCTAAAGAAAAGCAATTATTCCCACTTCCAGAAGAAACCATCTGTGTAATATTAGAGCCATTTGATGCAAATGAACTAAAATCATTATTAGTCCAAGAATTTACTAATTCACTTCCAAAGAATCCTACTTCTTGTATTAGTCCATTTTGCCCTACTCTTGTCGCAGAGCTATCTCTATTAAAAGTGAAATCTCCATCTCCATTATTAGGTAGTACTGAATATACTTTAGAATCTGCAAATGCAGATGGTATCATTGCTAAACTTGGTGTTGCCATAATTATACGTTAAAGGTTTGTTCTGCGCAGCTTAAAGCTTCTGTATTTGCTCCTACATACTGCATTCTATAATAATAATTTAAAAATATTTCTCTGTTGTTTGTACTCGTTAAACAAGCTAATTCTGTATCTGATAATGCTTCTTTAAATACTGCTAAACATTTTGTTTTTCCGTAAAATTCAAAACCTGCTCCGTCTCCTTCATTCATTTGTATTGTGTTTAACGTATCAACTGGAAAAGATATACCACTTGTATCAGAAGATATCTCTACGCCATCTACCCATAAAGCAAAATCGTTAGCCTTCCATTTTACAGCTACTTTAGTAAAATTAGTTGCAGTAATTGTTGTAATATTTGATGCTTGTGTACTACCAGCAACAATAACAAAATAATATATATAACCAGTATCAAGTCTAAAACCTATAAAAAGTCTGTTTGATGTAGTTCCGTCAGAAAGAGAAATTAATCTATAATTACCAGCATTATTAAGTGATGCAAAATCTACATATAGAACTCCCTCTGTTGAATTTATTAAGTCGCTATTACCAGCATTGTTTAAGGTTTCTGCTGCTCTTGTAACTCCTCCTGATTGCCCTGAAGTTGGTATGTAAGATGTAGCAAAGGATAAATTTTCTAATTGTGCGCCCCAAACAATAACCTCTGTTAAATTTGTGCTACCTCTAAAATCTACTGAATAAAAAGTAGTATTACCAACTGCGGTTGTAGTTCCGTTTACTTCAAATCTTTGCCATTGCTCTGTGATAGTAAACAAATTATTAGTATTACCAAAATACGAACATAAGTGAGCTTGACCAGTTCCGCTTACTGTTCTTGCATAAATTGTTCTTGTTCTTGTTTGATTTCCTATATTAGATACACTTGGTAAACCTGTGTCTCCTGATATTTTATAAGCCGAGTTAGTTCCATCTGGAGCTAAATAACCACCTATAACTGTAGTTGTACCTCCTGTATTCCACTGACTAAAATCTTCTGAATAAGGTACTAAATTAGTACTCTGTGGCTCAAGTAAGATACTTGCAGTTCCATTAGTATAATCTAATCTTGGTACTCCGTTTTCTTGTATTTCT